CTTCGTTTTGTTTTCGGGCGTGTCGTCTGTTTGTTTGTGTTATTATATAACTATCAACTTCAAGGAAAGGAAAAAATAAAATGATTAACAATAGCATCATCAAGGACTACGCCGAGGATTATATTCTGAACAGTGGTCAGCAGCTCTCCGATTTTGATATCGACGCAATTGTTGAGAATCTGCATCATGTGGCGGTGGTTAATGGTATGACTATCGAGGATTATAACGATTGTGATTCGTTTCCGAATGATGATTTTATTGAAGCGTTCGAGGAGGCGTGATAGGTAAGGATAAGCCCCTAGGTAAGTAACCTAGGGGCTTATTTTATGCTGTCATGTTAGGCAAATACGAGGTACCATGCTGATTTGTCGGCGGGTGCGAGTGCTACGTACCTAGTGGCTCCTGAGCCGCCTATGTAGTGTGCCCAAATGTATCCGTCTGTGACCACGCCGCCTTCGGCGAGATTGACGGTTTGTCCGTAATGGTATTGTGCTACTACTTGTGCTGAGGTTGACGGTGCCGAGCGTACGTTGAGTACGTCAACGTTGACCTTGTACGTGCGCGGGATGATGGTCACGTTACCTTGTGCCGGTGTCGGTGTGGGCGTGTTTGCCGTGCGTGGATGGAAGTAACCGATAATGCCGTTCTTGCTGATCGTCACGTATCCGGTCTTGTTTGGATTCTGTGACATGGTGGACAAAGTGCCGTTACCATTGTCTTCAACTACGATGGCGACATGATTCATGCCCGCGCCGTTCCAAAATGCCACGTCACCGTAAGTTGGTGCGTAGTCGGCACCCTCGCGGCTGAACGTGTTTTGCAATACTTGTGAGCGGTCGTATCGTGCGGTGTAGACGCTTGCGGCGTATCCGTCTACGGTGTTGGTGTCGGCTGCTGGGATGCCGTAGACGTTTCGGGCATAGGAACTCCATAAATCCCAGCATTGCCCACCGTATGCGCCGTCCATGTCTATTACTTTGCCGTCAACGCTGTTCATCCATTCCTGAATATTCATGTTAGTTTTCCTTCCTGTGTTTTGGGGTGCTGTTTTGTGCGAACACACTCATAAATGGGGCGTCCGCCAGCTCGGGATTGATTGCGGTAATGTTTTCTAGAATTGAGGTAAGCTCGATGAGACTAATACCACCTACGGTACACACAAATACGCTGACCGGCAATCCGAGATCTACGTGTAAATTGATCATGTCGATAAAATAGGCTACCAAGGTTAACATGAGATAGGCGAACTTGTGCCATAATCCTTGTCGCATTTTCTGGGAGCTGAGCGTATCTTGTAAGATGGCTTTTGCAATGCCTGTCACATAGTCCACAATGATAAAAAAGACTACTGCGAACACACACCACACGTCCGTTGCCGTCATTGTCATTAATTGTCTCCTTACTTTCCTAGTAATTCTCCTATGATCAAGCCAAAATCGGCTTTTACTTGTGAATCATCGAATCTTATTTTACCTAGCCGGTAACCGGTGGTGAGTCGTCGTATGATGTCGTCTGATTTTTTGACGTACCATGTTTTTTCGTCTACATGATTGGGGTCTAACGTGTATACGGGTCTGGTGTTGTCTTTGGGTATGCGCCGTGAAACATATTGTGAAACGTGGCCATCGCGTTCGGACACGGAAACCCATATGCCGAAACGCGCATAGTCGGTGGTGTCCAAAATGTAGGACAGTTCGCTGTCTGTAGGGATGGGGGCTAGCAGCGTGTCCGATTCGTCACGGAATTTATTGCGTATTGCATAATCCGCATAGTCTCCGTCGTACTGCTCAAGGAACCGTCCGAACTTTGACTTGGCGACTTTCGCACTGAATCCGCCGTAATCAGCCAATTCCAGACATACGAAACCACCGCAATACAACTTGTATTGCTGCTGGTTCGCTTGCTGTGCGCCAATGTCGAGCCTATATTTCGCAAAATATGGATTTGCTTTCTGCACGGCATTGCTCAGGAATAGAACTTTTGTCCTATCCTGCCACCTGTCTACCGTATTGTAGAACTCGCTGAACGAATTTACTTCGTTGCTGAGGAACCGTAGGTTGTCTGGGAAAATCTCGTCAAAAATAATGAGATGCACTTTTGGATAGGCCACTGACTTCAATCCGCCCGCCTGCGAGAGGGCGACGAAATAACAGCATGTCCTCCAGTCCTTTTCATCCCATGACGTCTTATGAATCTGTCCTTTTTCACCATTCACGCGAAACTCATACGAGGGGAAAAACTCTTGGATATCTTTGAAAAAGGTTTCCTTCCGGTGCTGTTCCACGTCCGTGCGACGAAGATAGATGAACTCGTGACCGTGTTTAATATATTCCTTGATGCCGTATCGTTTTGCGGCGAAGGTTTTGCCTAGTCCTCGTGCTCCGATAATGAAATTCCATGGCGCGTTTCGGGTGAGCAGATTGTGCAAGTCGTAGTAATCGTCTTCGGCCAATGTCTGTAGCGTCATGTGCTCACCTCCCTAAGAATAATGGGGAGCGTAACGTCATGACCACCGTTACGCTCCCCGTGTAGTTACGGTCGGCTCAAGGGAAAGCATCATATGCCGACATTGCCCATTATATCACACTTTAAAATGCTGGCGGATTCGACTTTCCATCCCACACAGACAGCAGCGAATACGCCTGATTGTATCGGCTCACGTAAGGTTGAAACGGATACGTGCTCAAAATATTGTTTTTGAGCTGCGCTAGATTAGAAGCTTTCGGTACTTTCAAGGCGTTAGCGGGGGATTGATGATATGCCGTGACCCACAAGATCTGCATTTTATTATCTTCGTATTCCTTTGGATATCCCGCATAGTCTTCCGCAAACTGCTTGCGCTGCCCCTCATGAGATTCATTGCGTGCCGCCCATGTTCGGAATGCCGCCGCCTCTACGGCGGTAAGGTTCCGCGTGAACGTTCCGCCTGATTCCATGAGTGCCGAGATCTCGGGAGCCGCCGTTTTGAAAATATTATAGCCGTTCGGGTCAGCAGCTTTCATTGCGTTGAGTACTTGCAAGCGGCGTCCGAAACTCCATTGCGCTATGCCAATACCTTGGAGGTTCGCCGCTTCTACCGCGTCCCATCGCAAACCGGCTTCCACCGTTCCGACCACATACAGAGCATACGAGTTTTCCGCGCTCGTTGAGCTTGACGGGTGCCCTTGGCCGCTACTATCGGACGGCTGCGATTGCGACGTCTTTTCGAAAAAATTATTGGCAGTAGTCTTGTAGAAGACACGGGTTTTTGCGCCGCTGTTGTCTGTCTCATGTAGGTAGAGATTGTCGCCTTGCCAGTGTATCCACCCCCCGCCCCGTTTTGCGTCAAGCTGTCCTTGATTGTTACTGCCGGTGGGATTGCTCGAATCCGGTTTTGGCATGGTACGGGGATGTAGATAGCCTAACAGTCCGGCAGTTGGAAACCATTTGAGTGCGCTTGCGTCAGGGTTTTGGGTGATAATGTAAATGCTGTTGTTTTTCACACCCTCATTCCCGGCGACTATCGCAACATGGGTATAGGGAGTATAAGTGCTATACCCCCATATTGCCACATCCCCTGCCACGGGAGAGTATCCGCTTGCGGGAATGCGCTCGTACACTTGCTCGCACCTTGCGGATACCGGGTATGACGTATACAATCCACCTGCATAGCCGGTGGGGGTAATGCAATCCTGTATTGACATAGCGTACATGTCCATACTGTATTTTGCCCATAAGTCCCAGCATTGCGCGCCGTATGCGCCGTCCATGTCCCAGTAGCGGTTTTTCGTCTGATCTATCCATTGTGTAAAAGTAATAGCCATATCCTTATTGTAGGATATGGCTATTATTAGATGTCGCGCATGTTTTGGTTGTTCATTATTCCTTTCTGTTGATTGGCTGTAAGGCGATCTTCATTCCATGAATCCGCCTGCACCAGAGAGTGCCAGTCGAATCTGTGGTAGCGTCGATAGTGCTGGTGAATTGCAACGGGAACCATCCCAAACCAGTCGACGGATCTTTTACCAGCTCTGACCCCAATGATAGCGTACCAACCCCGTAAGGTGATTCCCCGTTCGCGTCAGCCCATTGGATGCCTTGCGAGGAAACAGTAAATCGCCTTGCTTGATTTTGATTGTTGTACAGTTCGTACTCTGACGTGTAACTTTGTGCTGCGAGTACCCACCCAAACGTGTAGACGGTTCCGTTTGTTCGCTCGGTTTTCGGGTAGATGATTACTTCTTCTTCTTTCATTCCACTGAGACAGCGGGGGTTTAGCGGCATTCGTTGCATTTCGTACTGATCGTTGCATACGTTGTTGAGATCAATGGACGTGTCAACGTAAGCTGGGACTGTACCGAAAACGATTCGACCATTTTTGTAATTGCTATACGAGTTGCTAGTGACAATATGGCTCCATGCTTCGATCTTCACTCCAACATAATCAAGTTCGTTGTAACCCGGGGTGCCGGAATAGAACATGAGATTATCGTCGATATGTCCGTTGCAGTTGGTGGTAGTTCTTGCGTCAACCGCAAGGTTAAGTGTGTCGAAATAATTGTTGAGGATAGTAACATGGTTCGCATTCCGTTTTAAAAAAACGCCTGTTGTTTGGTCTTCTCGCATTCCTGACCAAATGTTGTTTCCGATGATGCGAGTATTGCCGCCACAGTTGATGCCAGTCTTGCACCAAAAAATCTTACAGCCGGAAACGTAAGAGTCGTAAGAGCATTCAATGCCGGTTACATCTTCCGTCTTCATATTTCTTTCGAGAATGGTGCAGTCGATAAAATTGTTAATGAAACTGCCGAACAATCCAACTTTTCGAGCGTTGTAAACGAGTATGTTTCGCGCGGTGGAATGATAACGTTCCAACCTTACCGCGCTGTTCACGATACCGTTGCAATCGAACGTGCCACCGGTAAAGTATTCTTCCCCCTCAAACGGCATTAAACCGGTTTCATTCTTTGAATCAGTTTCACTGAATGTGAAAAATGCGTTGAACGGCGTCGTACTCTTTGTGATAAAGTATGCCCCCGAAGCGCATTCGATGCGCCACGGCAAAGTCGTGTCTCGCTTTAAGACAACTTCCGAATCGATACGATACACGCCCGCCGGGAAATACCAATAATATGTCGAAGAATTTGCGGCTGCCAGTTGTAGTGATGGGGAAATATCAGTCGCGCCCGTCGTGTCAAGATTCAGCGCGTAAGCGACATTGACTCGTTCTAAAGCATTTCTTGCCCTATTAGCATTGTCTACGTTGTTTGACGTCAAGAGTGCTCCCAGCACTTCGTTGTCATGAGTTACGTGCGATTCGATAGTGCCGACACGGTTTAAAAAAGCCGCGCCAGTAGTAGTGTCGGTTACGCCCATTGATTCGAGTTTTTCCGTGTTACTGTCGGCTATGGCTTTTGCCGCATTGGCGGTTTTTACTGCATTTTTCGCATTTTCGGAGACAGTGTGTATTGCACCGTCGAGTATCCGCATGTTTTGATTGTGTCCGTCGCGGAAATCGGCGGGCGTTTTATCCCCGTATAAATTGAGGTTGTAGTTGTCGGTGGTGGTGTAATCGTTTGCCATTTTAAATCCTTACTTATCGTCCACTGTGGAGTGGTCGAACTGCCAAATGTCTATTTGATGTAGTTTTTTATCAATAAGCCGCATAGCTTCATTATATCCATCACGTAAATCTTGTGGTGTCGCGTCTTGATATAGCGGCAGTTCATAATATGGTGTGTGCTTGTAGGTTTTGTCGTCCACGTTAAGCCTCCTCGTTGACTGGAGTAACCCTTGGTTCGGTAGCTCCGAAGATAGTATGGTTTCCGATTACCGCGGTTTCCAGGCACGAATGATTAGCCGCTTCCGCTGTACTGATGGTTGCAAGATCTTCTACACGAGCTCCGTACACTGCAAGTTCTCGGAACAGATCGCGGTTTGTCGGCTGACTGGTTTCGTATCGTCCGGCGGTGGGATTATAAGACTGCATGTCATGCGGAGTGCCGACTTGTGCAGCCAAATCTTCAACTCGATCGGCAAGCAGTTTCAGCTGTGAGTCCACATTTTTGATGAGATTAGTGAGCGTGTCCACGTCCATAATCTCGTCTTTGGCGAGATTATCCAATTGTTCGCGCAACTCGTCCAAATGATCTGAGAGTTCCTGCACATAGCCGAGCACCGTTAACGTGTCGCGATACGAGAACGGCTGCACGGTGGTGAAATAGCGTTGTCGTGGGTCGATGTCCAAGGGGGCGGCGCAAGTGTTAATTCCGTCCATAAATCCTCCAATCTGTATTTTCTAAGTATACTCTAATGGCCGAGATTATAGGCAAGTGACGTGCTATAAAGCTGCGGAACGTTGGTCATATTGTCGCCACTGCCCCACATACCCATAAACAAATCCTCCAGCGAGTTGATAACCATGAGGTCGATATTGAGCATAGTGTCGCGCCAGTTAAGCAAAAGCTGGGATTGCGAGCCGCTGGTTCCGATCGTATGCGACACGCTATTGCCCTTGTCGGAGGAATGCGCGTAATCCGTATTGCTAGTGCTAGTCGCAGTGGCGGTGCTATCCTGCTGCGTGGTGGTGTGCGTGTTACCGGTGGAGTCCGTTTGGCTTGCGCTGGTTGCGTATTGGCGGAAGTCGTCAATGCGGGTTTGTGGGAATTCCGAATTGAACGTCATTGACGAATTGTCCGCCGTCGTATCGGACGTGCTGGTTGCCGCGGACTTGTTGGATTGTTCGCCTGAAGATTTGCCACTGGATTCGTTAACGCTCGTAGAGTCCATGGACTGTTTGATGTCGGACGTGATAAAAGGGTCGAACTTGCGTTGCGCGGATAAATACAGCTGATTATAATAATCCATCTGCTCTCGCATGGTACGCCCTAAATAGAACACGAACATTTGCGGGGTTTCGCTTCCGATTTCGCGTAGTGCGTAGTGTGCTACGATTTTTTCGTTCAATTTCGCCCTATAGTTTTCATCGAAAATCGGATAATATTGTGAAGATAAATGGAGTTTTTCGTCCGTATTGAAACCACGGTCGATAAGATTACCTAAAGTCAGCGTGTAATCCGCCATGCTGTCTTTGATAGCATACATGCTCAAGTCCTGCACCATTATTCCTCCTCCTTGTTTCCGTCAACGTCCAAGAGTCCACCCGAAGTGGTGTCGTTCCACTCGATGCCGATTGGGTACCCCGAGTCGGCCATTTGCGGCCACAATCGGTTAATCGTATCGCACGCCTGCTGTCTCGTTTTGAGATAGCTCAAGCGGAAAACGTTGGTACGCGAGTTGCCTGCCGTGACTTCCGATTCAAGCAGCCGCTCCTTCTTTTCCGTCGTGCTGTTGTCAATGCCTAGGTAGTTTACAAGTTCGTTCCATATTTGCGTTTTCGTGGTGATGATCTTATCCGCCAAAAACGGGGTGACGTTGGGGAAGGTCTGGAACATTCCGGTAATATCCGCGCTGTCATACGTGTAAATGTACGGGTCGCCGTCTTCGCGTGCTTTCATGAGGTTTTGGGCGGTGAGTTTGTTGGTTTCGGACGTGGCAATGATCAGTGGTACCGAAATGTTATCGAGATTCACGTCCAATGCTCGATCTGCAATGGCTAGTCGCGTGGCGTAATTCCACATGACATCAATCATTGTGCACCTAAGCTGATTATCCCAAATGGGCACGCATTCCTTCGACCCGATCTGCGGGTGTGAATAATTGGTTGCCACTGGCTGGAAACTGGTTGGGTTATTATAATTGTTCACACCGCTGATATTGCCGGAAGTGATCATAAAACGGTTGACGCCCGGCCTTTTATCCGGGAAAAAGAGGGCTAGGCCGTTCTCAAAAAGGGTCAGTTCCAAATATCTTTCATCGATGTACGGAGGCAAATTAACCCATTTGAAACGTGATACCGCCAACATTTCAATCAATTTCATGTACTGATTAATGCGCAATGACTGCCTCATTTCGGGCAGATTTAAATTGCCCCACATCGAACCAAGTACGCTCTGATTATCCCAATGGGACGCCTTGCGTGCGTTATTGCGTTTACCCACAATCACCGTCCTTATATAAATAATGGAGAGAGCTATATAACTCTCCCATTATACCTTTTAATATGCGATACCAGCTAGCGGCGCATTGTCCGCATAATCGGTCACACCGATCTTATCGGGGTCAGTCCATACGGTCACGCCGGATTCGAAAATGCCCTTGACGGTCAGACGGTATTCTTCGGGGCATGTCGAGCTGCGTACATACAGTTCATGCAGTTTCCAGTAAGTAAAATTGGACATTGCCATAAGATTTTCCGGCAAGCGCATAAACCTTTGCACATAGTATCCATACCTTAACCACACCTCGCCGATAGCTTGCATGGCTGCGGGTGGTATCTGTCGGAAGCGTACCATTACACCAATCAGGCCGTTGGCTAGGTTGAAAGCGTCTCCACCTAACGCGCCTGATGTGGTAGGGGGTACGGTCTGGGTCTGTTGTACTTGGGCGTTGATGCCGGCGATCGTGTTTTCGTAATCGCCTTGCGCCGTCGCTTGCGCCAGCTGTCTGTTCATATCGGCTAGCTGCATGGTCTGCTGGTTGCTGAGGTTGGTTTGCGCGAGCGAAAAAGCGTTGGCTTGAGAGGTGCTGGCGTTGTTTGTGGTTTGTGTGTTCGCAAGTTGCTGGTTTGCGGTTGACACGTTGTTATTGTAGGTTTGTTGGTTTGTCCATGCGCCTATTGCGGTTCCTGCTATAGCACCGGCCACTCCGCCAACATTCCCGGTGACGGCCGAGCCGACCGCGTTCGCCACACCCGACCCAATCGTATTTAATTGCGCCATTTGATTGTTGAATCCGAGATTCTTCAGCGTCAAATCGGTGCCCATTTGCGCACTCTGGTTGCTGATCGCGTTCATAGCGTTCCGGTTCGACGTGCCGAGCCTGTTTTGCGCACTTGCGTATTGGGTGCCGAGCTGGGCTTGAGCGTACGCATTGTTGATACCCATTTGGGTTTTCTGATACCCCCAATCGGCGGATTGCTGGGCGTATTGCCTAGTGTACGCACTGTTGGCCAATGCCAACGCCGAACCGTTATTCACGGCCATAAAGGTTGGGAAATTCGTGATCCCAAAGGACGCGTTGAGCATGTCGCCCGTATCGATAGGCAAACCGAGCCCGTTCGGTAATGGTTGACGTTCGCCAATACTGCCCGCATGATAACCCCTTGCGTAAAAGTTCAGGCGGGGAGACGGGGGCGCATAATTCCATGCCTCGCGGATGATCAGATCAGCGCTCGGAATCTGCTCCGGTTCATATGTAATCACGGTGCCGTTCAAACACGAGCATTCAATATACGCATAGGGGGCAGTTAAGAATTTCTTGAGATACTTATAGCGTTCCGGTAGATTAAAAGCGTTGCGAAAATTTTTAATGTTAATAATATCATCGTATCTGCTGGAAGAATTTGCGACATTACCTGTAAGCAGCCAGCATGACCCCGTCCATTGCACATCCTGCCCGAATAGTTTCGGGTTTTTGGCGGCATGATTTTCAAGCATTTTCGTTGGGATGGTCGGCACCATGTAAATCCCGCAAATCCCCTGTGTCGCCCACGGTTTCGTCGAGCCCGCTCCGAAAAACCTGAAAATGTCGGACGTATTGTCGAGATAGTAGAGTTCCGTTCCGTTCATCTGGTTTTCGAACGTGCTTCCGGTAGCGCTCTGAATAGTAGGGTTGTCTTTGGTTCCGGCGTCGGCTTCCAGCTTTACGGTGGTGGCGATGATAATTCCATACGAGTACTCCGAATTTGATTTAGCCCCCATCAATGGGTGCCATGACTCATTCGTGAGTACGGTGCATTTTCCTGTGTCGAGTCCTTCGGGTAGGTCGAGATAGGTTTTGCCCCAGTCTTTCCACGCGTTTTCGTTGGCAACGCCCACGTGCCCCCTTTCTACGTAGGCGTTGCCGAGCTGGATATTGTGTTGGAAACTCTGCCACACGTCCAATTGGATGTTGAGTTGTGTGGTGTTGGCGTTCACGTAGTCGCATGTCTGGACGAAATAATACCAACTACGTGGTGTGTCGAAGTCGTAGTCGTTCGTCGCGATTAAATAATTATATTGGCACGCTTGCGCAAAAGGCACCGGCAAGCGTACCGGCAGCCCGTATTTTGCCATGGTGCAATTCGTGAACTCGATACCGTCCAGCTGGTTAAAATACTCTTTTTGAGCCTGTCTATCCCATTTGACGATATCTCTATATCCCATATCCCATGGCACGTTGCAGAGCTTAAATCGTGTGTTTGGCGTCCATTTCGCGTAACTGAAATTGATGGACAGATCGTTGGCACTCATAAAGTCCTCCTAAAAAATAATAGGTGTGGATAAAGTCTATCCACACCTATTTTACCGGTTATCATCTATCATTGAGTGTTGACACTGACTCGCAACGTTCCGGTGACCCCCGCGAACTTCGCGGTAATAGTGGCGATGTTGCCTCCCCCTGTTGTGCCGGTCAGTACGCCGTTCGGGGTGATGCTCGCGTTCGCATCGACCGACCACAGCGCGAGATTGGTTACTTCTACTGTGTTGCCGTCAATTTTGTGGACAATGGCCTTGTATGAAGTGGCTTTATGGAGGATAACCTTTTCTGGGCCTTGGATTTCGATAGATTCGATGAGGCCCGCTTTCAAGCCGCCGAGCCATGTGCCAACCACCGGTACGGACAGTGCTGCGGAAACCGTCTGGTCGATTTCAGGGTGAGCTGGGTCAATATAGGTGGCCTGAGCGGTGACTTTCAGCACTTCGGCTGTTTCATCCAAACCACAGCGCAAAATTCCGTCGTTGTCAATCGAAGTGAACTGCGAGGTGGCGCCCTCAACCTTGTATTCGATGCCGACCGGCTGGAACGACGCCTCAGCCTTATTTGCGCTCGAAATTTCAGACTCCACCTGCACCAAGTCGCCACGCGACACGTTTTCGGGAGTGATGGAAGGCTGACCGTACTTCATTACGCGCAAGGTAAATTCCGGAGTGGAAGTGGTGAGCGTATCCGGCAGGGTTACGGACTCGCTGGAGCCTTCGCCCGTCCAAAACAGGACAGCGTTAGCGAAAGGGTTAGGGGTGATGGAGCCACGGTGCTTGTAGAAGATGTTGCGTGTTCCGTCAATCGGGTTCACGGGGGAGTTCGTCGTTTCGAGCATTTCATCCCAGCAGAAGAAGAAGTCTTCCGTGGTCAGCACGGCCTGCACCTTACCAGCCGCGCCGCCGATGCCGAACATATCCTCAGGAATCGGAATGATACGGTACGGAACATTAACCTTGTCAATGTTAAAGGCCGCGGCCAATGCTTCGACGTTGAGTGCGGCGATCACCTGCGGCGTGGCGAACAAAATAGCCTCCGAATCACGCCATGGAGTAACCCAGCTCATAGCATTATAGCGGGGCATGGCCGACATTGGCGACGCCTTCAGTTCGTTCGCCATCTGCTGGATAAGGCGCAGCAACCCCTTTGCGTCCGCTTCGGTCGAATTGGCGGCGCCAACGTCGGGGGTGTGTACACGGTAGAAACCGCCCTTGCGCGCATATTCTGCGAACGTCTGCGTCTTCATGAGATACATATCATTGCGGTCAGACAAAATCGGAGCGTTCATGATCTCCGCAATGTAATCCGACATGCCGCTTTCACCGTCGAATGCAGTCAGAAGCGCGTCTTCTGGAATGGTGACGGGGTAATAATGATCGAAAGTCAGCGGGTGGAATACGCTTGCGGTCGGAAGTGAATAACGCCCGTACACATCATCGCCCAAGTACTCCTTATTAAAATTGCGGGTACGTGCCTTGACTAGGCCGACTGCAGCCTGTTCATAAGTGGAGCCGTAACGCTTCAGAGCGCGGGGGGAGCCGATCAGCTTGAGCGGGTCGTCCCAGTCCGCGTGCTGAACGTAGAGGCCGATAAGTCGCTGAATCAATACCCCCGTAAATTCATCGCGAAGGTACGGGAAATTGCGCATAGTATCCACCGCATTACGGATATTACCCTGTGTCGCAGACGGGATTCGAGTCTGGAACTGTGGGCTGGTGGCGTTGCGGACGGCGTTGAAGATTTCAACGTCACCCTTACCCGCGAGGGGTCGAATATTAGACATTATATTTTCTCCTAACTGTTTTAGTCGAACAGATCTTCGATGGACTCTTGCATTTCACCACCGTCATCGTCATTATTGGACGGTATGGGGTCAGTGTAGCCGAGCGTGTCCATCATGGCCTTCAATGCGGCCAATTCCTTTTCAATGCTATCAAGTCGGGCGCTCACGTCCGGCTGATCGGGTTCCGGTTCAGGCTCTTTTGGCTTGATTTCGTCATCGACGGTTTCGGTCTGCTTCTCTTCCTCGGTTGGCGGCGGAGTGGTGTTTTCGTCGCTCTCATTGTTTGGGTCTGCCATGCAAGCTCCTATCTATCGACAATGTTTCCACCAAAATTATATCATGCGACAGGGGAAATAAAATGACCCTCCAATCACGGAGGGTCTGAATCGTCTTATGTGAGCGCAAATGTGATAATCGTAGGGCACTACCACCATAGTAGCAAAATCATGGTTGGCGGCATTCTCAGCCGTGGCAGTCCAACCTATGTCTATCCCAGTCGAAAGTCAACGCTCGAAAGACAGAGCATATTATAGCATAATCATTGTTCCACAATCATCCAACACTTGTACGCCATGTCGGAATTGCTCATACGATATCGGTTGCGTAAATTGGCTTCCGGCCATACAGATATCAACCTCACCGTCATCCCTCCAGCCCTGATAGCGGTTCATTCCTAAAATCGTAAGCTTGTCGTATCGTGCGGCGATCTTCCACTTACCTAGCTCGGTCGGGTGAATCTCGCATGATCGTACCGGCTCCCAGCCGGACAATATGCATCCGTCCGTGTTCGCATACAGGAGCCGGTCGGCGTTCGCATGGCAGACGGTCATAAGCTTGCGACGAGCGTAGGCGTTGACCCATACGGGCACGGGGAGAAAATCGGTTTTCAAATTCGACTCCTCGCGCTGTCCGATAGTCCAGTCCAACGTGACACCATCTTGTGAGGCGGGGAGCATGACGGAGCCTTTTGGCAGACTCGCCATTTTGCCCACGAGAGCGTTCATGATCAGTTTCGCCATCTGCCTTTTCTCGCCCGTCGCCCGCTGTTTCAAGTCCCCCCATTCGTCGACGAACGAACGAAAAAAGCCCTTGGAGCGCCTGAATTTCCACCCTCGCACGTGCCGATATATGCTCACGTCATAGTTTTCGCGGAGCAGTTCTTGATCGACGTCGGTAAGCACGCGCGTGACATATCCACGGGTTGAGGTGAGACGGTTCAGGCTATACACGCTTCGATTATCCAACAGAAAGGGGTATCCGTCCGGTTTGAGTTCCGCACGAAACGTGAGTTCATCACAATGCAATGGCATGTCGCCGTCTTCTACATATTTGCCTTCATATGGTTCAGGTTCTCCCCATGGAAGCCACTCATCACGCAGTATGGACGGATACATGGAATTGCAATCAACGTCGATAGCCTTATCGTACACCCCCTCTTTGGCTAGCATGAATCCGCCGATGTAAGCATCATGCAATGATTTTTTCGTATCCGATTCGAGCTGGGGGAATTTGTCGTAATACCATTTCCACTCTCCCGCGGCGAACGCTTCCATACTCGCACCGCCCGCCGTGATCTTGCACAAGCCGTACTGATCGTACTCACGCAAAATATTGAGCAATTGCGTGTCGGTCATAGTGAGATGGCAGTTTTCGCGCAAAAGATTCGATATGTCGAAAAAACGAGCCGAGTTCTCGCGGTCGATACGTACCGTGAAACTGAAAAACTTCCCCTTTTTCGAGATGATAGCGTCCCAGCTCAAGTTAGCGTTGTGTTCGTTATGGGGGAGTGAATGTACGACGTGCGCGATAAACGGGTCAAGCAGTTCGGGGTTGGTCATGTAGACGGTGAGTTTGCCGCCTGACATGATGGACGCCAAAAGGCGATTGGGTTGGATGACGTCACGTAGCACGGTGCCGTCCGTACATCGCACGACATTATCCGCGCACCATAATCCAACTCTATCGCCATGCACTGTCATAGTATATAACTTCCCTTGCTATTGACCGCTACTTTTCCAGTGCACCCGCTTCCGTCATCCACCGGTCGAACTGCCGCCGTGATCGCTGATAACCCTCACTGTTGTCTCGGAACACTGACGCGAAACCGTGTCGGACTGGGTCATACACCGTCCAATCGAACACTACACGGGGGGCGTCGGTCTGTTCAATAAACGCGCGCTTTTGTGCGGCTGACAGTTGACGGAACCGTTTCAACCGTTTCGAGCCGAGCGTGGTACCTAAGATTTTTTCGAAAATTTCGTACCGCCCGCGCGACATGTACGACGGCCAATTATGATCGTCATACAGTTCGGGGCGAGTATCCATCTTCCGCTTTTTAGGCGTCTTGTGTTTCTGTTCCGTACGTAGCCCCAATATTTCTGCCACATCATGCATCTGTTCACGCAGTTCGTTACGACGTCCGCTCTCCAATTGACTTCGTACAAAAGCTTCATCACTGAGGACATTAGCCATTTGCAGAAAATCGGTGAGTTTCGACGGGATGATCTGAGTGCGCCCAAAACCCTCACCGGTAGTGCCTTCAAGTTCCGACACGCGCTGATCATACACGCTTCGTTGTGGCATGGACTGTGACTTGTTCCATTCGTTAATCTTACGTCGTGCCGCATTGATTTTCCGCTGCTGCTGCCGCAAGAGTTTGCGCCGTTTCGCCACCGGTTCCGCTTCAATCTGCGCGTCGCTTATTGGCGTGCGGCTAGCGAACATGACGTCTTTTTTCGTCGGCTTCTCCACGGCGACGGCATGGTAAGGGGTTGCTTTCGCTTCCGCAATGGCCTGTCGTTTCTGCCGCTCCCACTCCTTACTCAAGGTTTTCGCGATGTTGACTAACTGTTGGTCTGCGGTTTTGGCGAGATTCGAGTGGGAATAGGTGCCGAGCTGTTTAATATTACGGGCGGCGCGTGCTTGCGCGGCCTGACGTGCCTTGACATGTTTTTGCTTACGAGACATATGGCACAGTCCTTAAGATGGCGAGAGCACCCAAAGTCGGGTGCTCTCAATGAACGAACATTACTTACAGATTATAGCAAGTTCATCACTTGTTCTCTTCGTCCACCGGCTCGATGCTGAAAAACTTAAAGCCGCGACGGGAGCGACGTTCCACCACCTTGATAGCCAATGGTGCTTCCCAAGTGTTCGGGGTTCCGAAGATCCCGAACATAGTGTTCAATCCGGCTGCCAACGTAGGGGAGGTGGCCGCGTATGCCTTGTTGTCATCGGTTACGATGATGACGCGCACGGTGTTGGAGATTTCGCCCGTCTGATCGTCCGTCACCTGCACGGCCTGCGCGACAGCGTTCACCATGTTCAGGGTCTCGTTGAGATGTTCGTCAAGCTTTTCGGCGTTCTGCAATGCCGAGTAGAGCTTGATCTTGCCTTCGCGGGTGGACGTGTCGATAAAATGCTGGACGGTTCCCAATTCGGTGGACTCGGTGTTGAATGCGACAAGTGCGGTGTTGGTGTTTTCCATGATATTACCTTCCCTTATATATTGTTGTTATTTTGTTTTTAGGCTTATGCCTAAAATCTTTTATATCACATACCGTCATTATTTTCAATGTCGGCGTGTCGTTTGTTTGTATGCTCTTCGGGGTTCCATTCTTGCGGTTCCTCAAAAGTCGCATACTTGTAAAAAGTTTCCTCATTCATGGCTACTTTTTGCGAAAAAATATTGATAGAACGTGGAATGAAATTAGGAAACAGTTTCTTCGCACGAATCGAATACGCACGAGCATCCTTCAAACGCCCGTCGATAACATGCTCCGCTTCCAAAAAATCGCCGTCAACCAATTCCATACCCTTCAGCACGGCATATACTCTTGTACGGAAAATGTCGGTTTTAGTTCTAGCCAACTTTTACCTCCCTTGCAGTAAGATTTTTTCTAACTCACTGTCATTATAGCAAGTCGTGTCGAGTCTGTCAAAATTTTTAAACACGGCGATAATCAGATTTTGAGCTTGAGGATTATCAAAAATCGTGCAACAGTCATACGACGTAGCCCCCTTGACGGCGCAGACCGCACACCATGCAATCAGGTTCGGCGGATTCACAGTGCCGTCCAAATATTCCACATCATACGTGCGGGAGAGAGCGGCGGCGAGTCCATCGCCAATACACATACTCCCGCAAATCTGAGACACCATGATCACCGCTTCCGTAAACCACTTGCTAGGAGCTTCACGCCACAGCTCACACAACATGTCGACCGCCCTACAGCATGTCTCGTAATCGCCGTATCCCATATCGTAACGTCTTAGATTCAGCTCACGTTTTCGACCCCGCGTGGCCTTGACAATACGAGGTGACTCCATGATCGCATCATCAAACCGGCGCAATCGATAAATCGGCGTACGATCATTACCACGGTTAAACATAATAACGCTTCTCCACTCTGAAATAAGCAATATTCCTTGTGCGCGAAGGCACTGCCGCCCACTTGCGCACCAGATCAGCCGCCTTGTCATATGAGGTGGCGTATCCCACTTCGATAGGCGGTTTATCGCCATGTCTCAGGTATGCAAGTGCGACAAAAGTTTCATACACGATTAAAACTCCAATTCCTCATTACCGGACTCGGCACCACACCACCACATATCAAACCACAGGTCGGCACTCGGGCACCGTTTCGGCGGAGTGAAAGCATCACCCTTACGCTTCGCGCCCGCCCAAAACGCCCTCAAACGCCAATAATAGTCGGCATAAGTACAATCCCCGCATGTCCACGAATGCAACCAGCCACGAAAATACATGATCAATCCCTATCCAGTAAGGGGGTGTGGGCAATGTCGATAGCATCCAGCATCAAATCAACCACCTGAGATCCATCACCCGCATCATACGCACACAACGCCGAACCCCCACACACACCACCGCACGGAGTGCGGAACTGGACAGCATATCGAAGCTCATATCGTTGGCCGTGAGGACAATACCACAATCCCACACACCCCCCCACAAACGGAGAATCAAACGTGGCAACCTTCATATCATTCTTCACCATTTCAAAAACCTTTCACCACAAAAACCAAAACGAGAATCACGGCCACAACAAGCATGACTAAAAAACACATTACATCACGCATGTCACGCGGCGCTTCACAAAACGCTTCAGCACTCACCGCAATCAACAGAATCGCAAACAGGATAACAACAATACTCATACACGTCATCATACCAACACCACCTTCACCACGCCAACCATAGTATTATCGAGATCAAACGTTGCATTATCAATATCCACGCTCACATCCATACCAGCATACGCACGACGGATGTGAGACAAAACACCATCCAACGAAGATTTCAACGATGTTGCACGAAACACGCCACTAGGCTTCACACAGTCAGGCAAAATCTCAAACACTTGAAAACTGTCATTAGCGATAATGAAATACCACATTGCCCACCTCCAATCAGCGGTCAAACGACTCAAACTGCTTCAACAATTCCTCACGCATTGCATCGGTCAACGTTACGTCATAACGCTTAGACTCGCCACAACGCATTCGTTCCGCATAAACAAAACGCCACGAACGCTTTTCATATACAAGCACAAACTGAGTACTCATAGGGACACCACGATAAGCGTTCGGGAAGTCCTGAGAGTTCAAATCAACGTGAACAGTCAAGCCCTCCTTGCTCTTCTCAGTGCAATCTTCGAACTTCCGTTCAAGAGTCGCAACCGCACTGTACACATCATCAATATTGATAGTGCGAGTGCGGGCGAGATGATTAGCTTTATCAAGCTGAGACTGAATTTCCACGTCATGCTTGTGATTCAGAATGATATTCATTTTATTTTTCCTTTCCCTTGAACTATAAGCCCCTAGGCTTACGCCCTAGGGGGCTTATTTATTACCACGTACGAGCGAACGCTTCAATATCCTCAGCAGAAAACAGAAGCACATCTTCTGTCTCATAAGGCAGTATAAACTGATACAAATCATACAGAGCCACGCCGTAATCATCAACAACTTGGTCACGATCAATCGGACTCGTAACACCATCCTTGACGCCATGAAGCGTTACAGACGGGTCATTCCACAGCGTAGTGAGAAGTTCGTTTTTTTTATTTGGGGTCATGTTTGAAATCATCATTTTATTTTTCCTTTCCTTGAAGTTGATAGTTATATAATAACACAAACAAACAGACGACACGCCCGAAAACAAAACGAAG